TCCTCAAACTGCAATGTCTTTTAACTTTCCGTTAAAGTTCCTAGAAAAGCTAATCTATGATGAAAATATTGATATTGATAATCCTGTTATGAAATGGAATTTTCGTAATGTGGTTTTATATACTGATGGAAACGAAAATATCAAGGTAATGAAAAATAAGTCGTTAGATTCTGTTGATGGTGTTGTTTCGTTGGCTCAGGCAATAAGTATGTGGTTACAAATTAACTATTCTGCCGAGCGTATGGCTTATGATGAATATCTAAAGAGTGAAAAGGCCGAAAGCTGAGATTCGTCTAATATAGAGAAACAACATTCTTTATATGAACAAACGACACCAGTTCTTAAATTGGCTGTTAGGAACTCCGGGGAGCTTCGGCTATGACAAGCCTTTTGGCCATCACGGAAATTTTCAAACACCAGAGAACTACTACAATGAAGCAAGCGCAGGAAAGGTAGCGGTCGCAACAACTAGTATTAAGGTACTAGCTGAAACGGTTGGTAAAATGCCTATAAGTGTACTGAGAACAGATAAGGACAAAGGCAAAGTAAAAGCTAAAGATCATTATCTATACCCAATATTACACAGTCAGCCAAACAACTACACAACGGCAAACACGTTTTTTCAAACATCTGAACTACACAGAAACTACAAGGGCAATTCGTTTGCTAGAATACACCGACATAGTGGAACAGGTCGGGCGCAATGGCTTGAAACAATACCACCTTCGAAGGTTAAAGATTATGAGATAAAAGGAAACGATCTCTGGTATATTTTATTAGATGATGATAATAAAGAATTTAAACTAAATCAAGCAGAGATTCTTCACTTTAAAATGATGTCACCCGATGGAGTATGGGGCATTAATCCTATTAGTGCGCTTAACTTAAATATGGGCATCACTCACAAGGGTTTACAATCACTTGATAGTTTCTATAAAAACAATGCACTAAGCCCAAAAGCACTAAAAACCACTGTAGGTAGTTCATACGCTGCAAAGGCTGCTGAGGCACTAGAAGAGTTTAACAAGAAATATGGGGGAATTATAAATGCTGGTAAATGGATTGATTTGCCGCCTAACACGGATGTTGTTGATTTGCAAATTAACCTNGCTGATGCGCAAATAATCGAATCGCTTAANTTTAATTCNCAACAGATTGCAGCATTGTATGGCGTGCCTGTTTATATGGCTACAGGCGACTTCACTCAGAGTAAATTTAATAATATAGAACAATCACAACTAGGNTTTAAGGTTAATACTATTTCGAGTATTACAAGGATGTACAAAGCGGAATTAGAAAGTAAATTACTAACCCAAAAGGATCGAAACGATGGTATTGAAATTGAGTTTAATTTGAACAGCCTTGTTGAGCCAGACACTAAAACGAAAGTGGAGTATTATAGGGGATTGGCAAATATAGGAGCAATTACACCTCACCACGTAGCAGTATTAGAAAGCTTACCAGCCGATCCGGTACAAAACTTATACCTGGCACAAACTAATTTACAAGAACTAAGCAGATTTAAAAAAGAACCACTAAAGGAATAAAAATGGAAAAGGAACAAAGAATATTTAAAAACGATAAGGATCACCAATTAAGAGCGCATAAAGATGGCGACAAAATGATAATTGAGGGTTATGGTGCGGTATTTAATCATAAATCGAGGTTAATCTTTGATTGGGATGGCATTTACAACGAAATTATACGAGATGGCGCATTCGATAACGTACTTAAAAGTGAAGAATTGGATGTATTACTTACTCGTGACCACGATAGCGGAAAGATACTAGGTAGACTGAACCGTGAACAAGATCACGCCACATTATCACTTAGTGTTGATGAAAAGGGCTTAAAGTATAGAGCTGAATTACCAGATACAGAAATGGCACGTGAAACTTTTAAACTAGTTGAGCGTGGAGACTTGTCAGAATCCAGCTTCATGTTTTCTGTGCGTGATGAAGGGCAAGAATGGGATTTAAACGGAGACGAAGCAACTAGATACATTAACGATGTTGCAGGACTTTATGATGTAAGCGTGGTTTGGAAAGGTGCGTACAGCAATACCGATATAACAACCGCTAAGAGGCATTTCACTGAAGCAAAGAAGGTAATAGATGACGCAGAAGGTGGAAATATGAATGAAGCTATTGCCTTAGAACACGAACAGGATGCTGATAAAATTAGAATGCTTGAAATAAAAAAATGAGATTCGTCTAATATAATGAAAACTAGTTTAACTTAAAATAAATAAATAGTACTATGAACAAAGTAGTTATTGAACTAAAAGAAAAACGAGTCTTAGCAATAGAAGCGATAAATGTAATCGCAGATCTTTGTAAGACTGAAAAGCGTGTAAAAACGGATGATGAGCAAACTAAATTTGATGGTCTGTTCACTAATGTTGATGATTTAGACAAGCAGATTGAAGAGGAAGAAAAACTGGAAAGAATCAACAAAAGCATTAAAGGTAAAAAGCCCGTAACTCCAGAGGAAAAAGCTGTTAGACTTTATGACGGCAAAAAGGCATTCAATAGCCTTAGGGCAGGCACACCACAAACAGGACTTGAAGCTGAGCTAAGCCAAGAGGGTGCCAAAGAATACGCCAATGCCTTAGAGCCAAATCCTAGAGCGTTCTATATTCCAGACTTTATGTTTGACAAAAATATACGTGCCGATTTTGCCTATGCCAGTGCTACAAATGACTATGATACTAATAACCTTGGATTGGATATTATCGTGTCACCTTCATTATATGGTCAATTAGGTTCTACGGTCTTAAATGGACTTAAAAACAAAACTATACTGAATTTTGAAGATGGCAATACTTCGGCATTTGTTGCAGAAGGAGTTACAGTACCCGAATCTACGCCAACCCGTACAACTGATNACCTGGAGCCNCGAAGAGTAGGTGGTAAAAAGGGATTTAGTAACGAGCTTTTAAGCGTTTCTAATTTCTTCAACCAGCAATTAGCTGACATGGTAGCCTCTATTGATAGAGCTATTTCAGCAGAGGTTCTCAGTAAAGCTGTTTTGGCTAACATCGAAACAGATCACGAGGCCGCAGATGCAAAAGCTGCACTTACTTGGAGTGCTCTTGCGGATTTGGGCAAGGACTTAGAAATTGATAGTTTCATACGTGAGGCATACGTAATGTCACGACAAGTATATGCCAGGAACCTTTCAATTGCAAAAGATGCCGGTTCAGGTCAATTCTTGATTAATGAAACTGGTATTTTAGGAATTCCTGCTTTCGGAACCACTCAATTAGCTGTTCACGATACAGATAAGTATGATTTGGTTTATGGGGATTTTAGTCGCACATGGGTTGGGTTCTTTGGTAATGCAATGGAAGTTCTGATGGATCCTTATACTGATAGTGTTACTGGTGTTACTAATATCGTTTTTAATAGAATAGCTGATGTAGCTATTAATCCAGCCGGNTTTGAATCTTATAGAAACGTTTCAGTNGATTAAGTTTTTCATTTTGTTATAAACCTAAAAGGGTGGGGTTGTCCTTACCCTTTTTTTAAAAACAAAAAATGAATAATATAGCACAAACCAAAACGACTTATCATATATCATTATCGGAGGCAAAAAAACACCTAAACATTGAATCGGATTTTACAGATGATGACGCTTATATAACTCAGCTTATAAAGGAAGCAACCTCTAACGCTGAAAATTATATTGATGGCGACATTGCCTTAACTTCGAATGTTTATACCGAGTATGATTTCGGTGGTTCTGTTATAACTATTACCGTTTCGCCTTTAATAAGCGTTTCGGCTATTTCATATTTAGATGATAATGATTCACCCGTTGCGATTGACCCGGATGATCTGGATGTTGCTAGGGTACAAAAAGGCTTGCAGAAGTTTAAAATCATTTTAGAGAGTGTTATAAGCACAAATGAATTAACCGTAACATTCACTAGTGGTTATGCTGCGAACGGTGCACCTGAAGCATTAAAACGAGCGGTTTTATTACAGATAGGTGATTGGTTTGATGTTGAAAGAGGCTCGTTAGTATCGAAGTCTTTTAATAATACAGATGCATTTTACAGGACGTTGAATTTTTATAAAAAATCTAGCTACTAATGTTAAGTGCAAACCTAAAACATAAAATAACGATTGAGGTTAGAACAGAAGGAAAAGACGACTTTGGAGCCGTAACGGAAACCTGGAGCACACTAGCTATTAGGCGTGCATCTGTTCGACACTTTTCGGGCAGTAAGGATTTTGAGGATGATATAAGTGATACCGTGAGTTCGTTTTCTATTTCGTTTGTGTTTAGGTATGTAGCAGGGCTAAACTATAAATGCAGGATTAAACTAGATGATAATATATATCAAATACAAGATATTGAAAAGTTAAGAAGGCGNGAAGGGTTTAAGGTTTTAGCNGAAAGGAGAGAAACCAATGGCTAAACAATCGCTTAGAATAGACGGAATGAANGAGGCGTTTAATATTTTNGATAATCTACCNGATTCTTTAAAGTCTAAGTTTTTGCAGTCTGTTCATAGGAATACGTTAAACCAGGTAATGAAAAAACCCTCACCAATAG